ATACGGCGACCACCGAGATCTACACAGAGTAGATCGTCGGCAGCGTCAGATGTGTATAAGAGACAGATTTTACTTTTGAAGTTCCTGAAGCAAAGTTCCTAAAGAAAAATCCTAGATACAAATATTGGGATGGGAAGATTCGTTTATTCAGTCCAGGCAATGGTCAACTTTATAATGGTCTACTTCATTATCTTTTTGAATGGGCACAGGAGAGAGAATATACTTGTAAACTTTTAGATAACGAATTTTACGGCAAACCAACTGACAGAGATCCTGACATTACGCATGAGTCTGTCAGGGAATATATGAAGTTCTTAACTGAAGGAACTCCAATCAAACCCAGAGATTATCAGATTGATGCTGTATTTAATTCATTGAAAAATTATAGAAATATTGTTCTGTCTCCCACAGGGTCAGGAAAATCTTTTATGATTTATTCTTTGGTCAGATACTTTACTGCCGCTAATCTAAAAACTCTTATCATTGTTCCCAGCATCTCACTGGTTACACAGTTGTTCAATGACTTTAAAGAATATGGATGGGATGCGGAGGAATATTGTCACCAAGTATATGCTGGTGTAGAGAAGATGTCAACCATGCCTGTTGTAATTACTACATGGCAATCTATTCACAAACTCCCCAAGAAGTGTTTTGATTCTTACACTGCTGTGATTGGAGATGAGTGTCATACATTCAAAGCAAAATCTTTGACTGGTATCATGACTAAACTTCATGAGGCAAAGTATCGCATCGGTTTTACAGGAACTCTAGATGGAACTAAAACACATCGTCTAGTGTTGGAAGGGTTGTTTGGTTTGTCAAATAAAGTTATCAACACCAGTGAGTTAATGAAGAGAGGACAACTTAGTGATCTGAAAATTAAAATTCTTGCTCTCCGTCATGAAACGTATAGATTTGCGACGTATCAGGATGAGATGGAATACATTATCACACACGACAAACGTAATGTATTCATCAAAAATCTTGTCCGTGATCTGAGTGGCAATACATTGGTGTTATTCAACTATGTGGAGAAGCATGGGGAGCCACTTTTTGATCTGATAAATAATACCATCGGGGATACCAGAAAGGTATTCTTTGTTCATGGTGGTGTAGAGGCATCTGAACGAGAAGAGATTAGAAAAATAGCAGAGTTAAATGATAACTGCGTTATCATTGCTTCCTACGGAACCTTCTCTACTGGTATTAATATTAAGAATTTGCATAACATTGTTTTTGCATCTCCCAGTAAGTCAAGAATTAGAAACTTACAGTCCATCGGCAGAGTGCTGAGAAAAGGAGAAAACAAATCAAAAGCAGTGCTATATGATATCGCTGATGATTTTTCCAAAGGAAGTTATAATAACTATACTCTAAATCATTTAAAAGAAAGAATTAAAGTATATAACGAAGAACAATTTAATTATGAAATAATTCCAGTAAACATCAAGAAATGACAGAGGATCAATTTTTTGCAACAATTAAATTAGTAAGTGGTGATGAAATTATTTGCTTAGCAGAACCTTATGACAATGGTGTTATTACATACAAACCATTGATTATAGAGGACATGAGTATACTTGAAGAGTTCATGGATGACATTCAAGTAAAAGGTTTAAAATTGTCTAAATGGATTAAGTCGTCTACCGACGACACATTCTTTATTGAGATGACTAAAATAATTACCATTAATGAATTACTTGAACCTGGACTGACTCACTACAAGAGAGCAGTCAATGATCTAGAAGATCATGAGAAAGAAAGATCACAACCTAGTAAGAAACAAAAATATAGAGGACATCGGTCATCTATTAAAGATGCTAGGTCTAAGTTTAATGAGTTATTTGATAACTATTGATTTAAAGCTATTATTGATCTTTAACCCTGACAGAGTTAGTCTACACATAAAATCCAATGTTGTCAAGCTCTGAAAGTGTGTTATAATGTTTTTAACATAAAAAAAGAAAATGTACCAGAATGAGACACAAGAAAAAACCAGAACACTATGTAGATAATAAAGAATTCTTATCTGCCCTCACAGTTTACAAAAACAAAGTTGATAAGGCATTGGCAAACGAAGAACCTCGTCCTATGATTCCTAATTATATTGGAGAGTGCTTTCTGAAGATCGCTACACACCTGTCATACCGTCCTAACTTCATCAACTATCCTTTCCGTGAGGACATGATCTCTGATGGTATTGAAAACTGTGTTCAGTACATCTATAATTTTGATCCTGATCGCGGTAACCCATTTGCATACTTCACCCAGATCATTTATTATGCATTCTTAAGAAGGATTCAGAAAGAGAAAAAACAACTAGACATTAAGAGTAAAATTCTTGAGCGTTCAGGTTATGATGAAGTCCTTCATGCTGACAGGAACGAATTAAACTTCTCCTCTTCAGACTACAACGGTATCAAACAAAACATTGAACAAAAAACTAGAAAATGAAAGTTGCCCTGATTACTGACACACATTATGGATTCAAGAAAGGCAATCAAGACTATCACAATTACTTTCTAAAATTTTATAACAACGTTTTCTTTCCTACACTGAAGAAGAAAAAAATTAAGCACGTCATTCACTTGGGTGACGTATTTGATATTCGTCGTAACATTGACTTCTGGAGTCTTGACTGGGCAAGAAAAAATATTTTCACCCCACTGGAAGACATGGGTGTTAATGTTGATTTGATGGTCGGTAATCATGATGCATACTATAAGAATACGTTAGAAATTAATTCTTTAGATTGTCTTCTTCAAGATTATTCAAACATTCGTCTCTACAGTGAACCCTCTGAGGTTATGGTGGACGGACGTAAGATGGTATATCTTCCGTGGATCTGTGATCATAATGAAAAGTCAACAGTAGATCTTCTGAGTAAAACAGACGCAAAGGTTGTTTTGGGACACTTAGAAATGGAGGGATTTAAAACTAACCCAACATATACTTCTCAGCATGGAAGACAAACTTCTGAGTTTTCTAAATTTGATCTTGTGATGTCTGGTCATTTTCACACCAAGAGTCAGAAAGGAAACATCACATACCTCGGCAATACATATCAGATGTATTGGAATGATTATGGAGATAAAAGAGGTTTCCATATCTTTGATACTGATACTCTTAAATTAGAATTTATTGAAAATCCATATCAGATGTTTTATAAAATTTTCTATGATGATGTTAAAGATAAATCATTGTTTGGCAATATAGACATCTTTGAATATAAAGATACAGCAGTCAAACTTGTTGTAGAAAATAAAACAGATTACACACTGTTTGATTATGTTGTCAACGGTCTCCAAGATGTAACTTTAGATCTTAAAATTATTGAAGACTTCTCTGCAGAGAATGAAGAAGATAGTGATATGGAACTGGAGCATGAGGATACTCTCACTATTCTAGAAAACTATGTTGATGAGATTACAACCAATCTAGATCCCACAAAGATTAAGGAGATCATGAAGTCTCTTTACATAGAGTCATTGGAGGTGGTATAATGTTCATCTTATGCCTTGCAGGAAAAGAGAATGAGGGTGCCTATGCACTACAGAGTAACAATGGAAGAGTACTCCTCTTGTTTGAAGAGGAAGAAGATGCAGAAAGATTCTCTGGACTTCTGGAGGCAGAAGATTTTCCTCAACTTGTTACAGTAGAAGTTGATGCCAAACACATGGTTGAAATGTGTGAGAGTTCAGGATATGCTTATACTATAGTTACTCCTGATGAATTGCTAATCCCTCCGTCCCATAATGACTTATCATGATCCTGTTTAAAAAAATTCGTTATAAAAACTTTTTATCTTCAGGGAATAATTTTACACAAGTCAATCTAAACACACACCAAAGCAATATTATCGTTGGCGCCAACGGAGCAGGTAAGAGCACCATCTTGGACGCTCTTACTTTTGTGCTGTTTAATAAACCGTTTCGTAAGGTTAATAAACCACAACTGGTTAATTCTATCAATGGTAAAGATTGTAGAGTTGAAGTAGAGTTTAGTATTGGCAAGAAAGAATATAAAA